CTAAGTTTGAGGTCATGGATATTACACCAGACATGGCAAAAAAAATTCTTGCTCACAGAAACAAGAACAACAGGCCCATCAGATACACACATCTTGAAAAGTTATCAAATGCTATTGAAAAAGGTGAGTGGAAAGTGACTCATCAAGGTCTTGCCTTCGATAAAGATGGCAACTTGATTGATGGTCAGCATAGATTGGCCGCAGTATTGCAGACACGACAAACTGTGAGAATGACTGTTGCCACTAATATGGATCCAAGCATTTTTGAAGTTGTTGATACTGGTTCAAAAAGATCCACTGGTGATGCTTTGGATATTCTTGGCAGTGAGCATGGTCGCTGTGTATCTGGAGCTTTAAAAATTTGTATTTGTTATCAAAAGTTTCCAGAAAAGACTTGGAGTGGTGCGAATATTCAGCAGCCCTCTACCAGTGATATCACATCTATTTATAAAGAAAGAAAAGATGAGATTGAGGCTTTGCTTTCAGTAATTAAGAAAAAGCATAAAAACTTTAAATGTTTTTCTCAAAGTCTTGGATTAGCTTTATCTCTTTTGCTTTTAGATGCTGGCTGGTCAGATGTTCAAATCTGGGAGTTTTGGGACTCCGTAACGCTTGGAGCAAATCTACCTCCAGACAGTGTTGTGCTTTCTTTTAGAAATCAACTATCAGATCCATTTTTTAGAAAGAGGCATTATGGAACTCAAAGGTATATGCTCAATGCTTTTATCAAGTGTTTCAACTCTTATATCACAAATGAATCTATAAACAAATTTGTTGCCCCAAGACATGACACCAAAATGTACAAGATTCAAAAGCCAGCAAAAAAACAATCATCAATTCTAGAGGTAATTAAGAAATGATCGCAAACTTAGAACCAACACACCCAATCGGCCCACTTGAGACAACTGTTTCAACAATGGAAAGGCCAAACCTTGAAAGTATTATTCAGCCGTCAGACAAGCCCCTCGTTTTTTGATGCGGTATGGAAAGCACCTGACGGATCTGGCTATTTGATGTGCTATTTCACAGACCCGCAAGGTGGTGAAACTGGTTTGTTTCCCTATGCCATCATGGACAATCGCAACAATCCGATCAAAATTGACAGGATTTCTGCAAGGGACGTATCAGACTCACACCGCAGAGCTTTGGCTGCCTGTGCCGCTTTTACTTTTTCTCTAGGTTATGAGCTTTGGGCTTTCAATGAAGTTGCAAGTGCAAATGAATCAGAAAGACCACACAAAGCAAGACAGGCCGCACCTGTTCAAAATGTCTTTATCGCTGCAAAAGCTGCTATCGAAAAGACAAGAGACATGGAACAATTATTGTCCCATGAATCAAATTTAGAGGTGCGTTATACTCAAGGCAAGATCACTCAAGAGGAATACAACCACTTGAGTTCTTTAGTCAAAGACAAAAAAACTGAACTAACCGCATGACAGTCACCGAAACACAATTCCTAACTACAGAGCAGTTAGCAGAAAGGTATGGGCTTAGTCCCAATACCATCAAAAGCTGGAGAGCCAGAGATTATGGCCCTGAGTATTATGAATTGCCCTTTTCGCTACCACTAGCGAGGGGCAACACCCGCATCAGATACCAGCTTCACAAAGTCCTCGCATGGGAAGAGGCAAACGCAATCACCCCTATCAAACCTTTTTAATTATGGCCAACACCCCTGCTTTTCTTGCAAAAGTAAGATTTACTCGCAACAACAGCAACAACGAAAACGCCCCAGATCAAAACATAGTTATTGATTTCACCTGTGAAGAGGGCCTCAAAGCTGCAAACTGGATTTTGCAAGCTGTCGATAATGCCAAAATGGACGGCACAAAAATAAGAGTCTATAAAAACAAATCAGATTATGATGAGGTTAGTGGCTTTTCGCTTTGGGGCGGTATGTGGGGCAACTCTGGCAGAATACAGCCTATGCCTCATAAAGAAGCCTCTGAGAGGACTGTAGATGTACCAGCGAACCAGCCTGAGCTACCAGATGATCTTCCTTTTTAATTATGAAATTTGAGTTAATTTCTTTTCCTGTTGATCCTTACATTGGTCAAATCTTTTATGAACCACAAACCAAAAAAACTTTTGAATTTTGTGAAATCTTAAAAGCAAACCATGAAACTAACGAACTCATTGAGACTGCTAGTTGGATTGACATTACAGAAAAAGATTTAGTCCCATAAGTAGAGGCATGATGACCTTTTCATAAGTTCTGGTCAAAAGCTGCTCTTTTGTAATTTTGAGAACATTTGCCCTTTGTGTTCTTTGGTTCAACTTTGCAAAAAGATATGAGTTCCCTTCGAGGATTACTGTCGGGCAACAGGTCGAATGTCTCCTGACTAATAGGCAGTAATAAGCGATAAAAGTCTGTAAGACCTCTATTTCTTCCCAAACATTATATATCTCAAGCGATCCCAAAAGGTCGCTTTTTTCTTGTCTAATCGTTTTTCTAGTTTATAAATATATGCTTGCTGTGAAGCTATTACATCAAGTGAAGTGCTTACAAAATGAGCTTGCTTTGCATTTGTTTTAAGTAACTTGATTGAATAAGGCTTGAGCAGTTCAATGTCCTCTAGTTTCTCAATAAACTGTATAGACTTTTGCACCTCGAACTCACCTTCAAGGCTGTAAGTAGATGTTAGGGCTTTGATTATGTCCATTATTTGAGATCAGGCCACAGTTTACTTTCTATAATTGCCACGATTTTGTCATCAACTGTGTTGTCTGTGCTTTTGACCAAAGCTTTCAAAAGGTCAAGAATTAATTTTTTAACTGCGTTTGTTTTGCAAAAAGTCAAAAGGATAGGCTTGAGAATACGGATCATTGATTTGTCTGTTTTTCCAAACATAGCTAAGATGCCAATATTAAACAAGAAATATTAATCTCATGGAAGATCAAGAACCTAGCAAAGTCGAAACCATTGTCAAAGTTTGCGTTCTTCTTTGGAGTGCAACGCTATTGTCCCTCTCATACTATGAGCCGCCATCTGGCAAAAAAATCGTAGATTTTGACCCGACCTTCATTGCTTCGATTTTTTCAGCTTCAACAGCTTCACTAGGTTTTCAGATAAAAAAGAAAAAAGATAATATAGTAGATGATAAGTCCCCTAAACCTAGCACCAAATGAAAAAGCTCTTATTACTAGCTGCACTCTGTATTCCATCTGCGGCCTATTGTG